TTTCCCCTTCACCAACACGTAATCCCATAAGGGGACTACGAATTGTACTTGGATTAATGTATTGATTTGTTGCTAAATCTTTAACGTACAAATGTGCATGGGGACCGGTAGCTGTCCCTGTTTGACCAACTGTACCTAAAAATGTTTTTGTTGCCATGTTCCTTTACCCCTATCTGTATTTTAAAATAAAAAACCCCGCATCTCTGCGGGGCAATAAAGGAGATGAGTTGGTAACTAAACCCTGATCAAGTTAGCTGCCATAACGGCATCCCAATCAACACGTTTAATCCTTTTAAGCTGCTCAAGATTATTAAATCTTTCACCCGATAATGACATCTGGAGATCTTTAATCTCACGGGCAGTCTTAAGACCAATTCCCTTAATATGATCTGCGATCATTTGTGGGGTGGCACTATTGATATTTAAACGAGTATCGGGCGGAAAAACACGAGGTTCTTCTTTTGATGCTTTGTCCTTTACTTGAAGTGTTTGGACTTTTTTAGTCGCTACTTCATCAGGATTTAATTCAGATTTGTAAGCGGTAAAAAGGCGACCATCTTGGTCTTCGACCATGAACCAGTCGCCATTATCAAACTCGCTAACAATTTTGACGCGTGCGCCAGTTTTTTTGTGCTGATAAAGCATAGGTACCAGAAGTTATCTGGTACCTACTTTAGCCTAATCAGCCGCTAGTGACGGTACGACCGGTCAGATATCCATCGATATCTTCATAGCCAGGAGCATCATCCGGACGGATGTAGCACACTTCGACAACCAGGTAGCCAGTGCGGCCAGCAGCCACGTCAGCATCCGAGATGTACACACCACCAGAGGCAGTGGTGGCGTTAGCGGAACCCTTGGCAAACACGCCGAGAAGGGTGGAAGCAGTGGCTTGGTAATAAACGTTGGTATTAGTAACGCCAGTAGCGCCGGTAGCGGTGAGGAAAGGATCAGTACCGAAGGCTTGGCTACCACCAGAGAAGTAAATCTTGGTGGATGCATCACCAGAAACCGTGGAGGTCAGGTTGGCCTGAATCACGTTTTCGCCAACGCCAGAAGCAGCAGTGCCGGTGGCGGCAACAGCAGTACCGGTGTTGCGACCAAAGGAGATCACGTTACCAGTGGAAGCATAAACACCAGAGGCGGCACGGCCATCCCAACCAGAAGCCACGGAAATCGCAGTGCGATACACGTAGGCAGCTTGGGTGGAGTTACCAGAGATCACCATACCGGTGATATCGGTGCGGGTGTCGTCATTCCGATAGGGGGAAGGAACGATCACGCTCATGTACTGACCGCTGGCGGTAGCGGAGCCAGATGCCCAGGTGATGGGCACATAACCACGTTGTTGGAAATAACGATAGCCAGGAACAGCCAACACAGAAGTGGGGCCTGCTTTGGAGGCGTTATAGCTGGTACCACCTTGAGCAGTGGTATCAATATTTTTGTACCAACCGTTCAGGGGCTCTGCCCAGTTACCTGGGTAGATTTTTTTAGCAGACAAGTAAGTCATCTATTTCTCCTTGAGATTTTATTTATGGTTATCAAACGATGCCGTCATCTTGGATGAAGCTAAAGCCGGTGGTAACGAAATCTTTGTTCAGGATTTCAAAACCAGCGTACAATTGCCAAATCAGGATGATGAAACGGCTGAAGTCATCGTTGTTGTTGATCAACACCTGGGCGTTAGGACCGCCGATGCCGACGCCGATGGCTTGAGGGCCGAAGAAGTAACCTTGAGCAACTTCTTGGGTGGAGTAGTTGGAACCACCGTCAAAAGATGCACTCAGGGTCTTGGTGGGGAAGTTGGTCGATTCGAAGAACTTCACACCTTCAAACTGAACGCCAGTAGGCATCACAGGTTCGCCAGCAAGGAAGTATCCTTGGCCAGCTTGGGGACCCATGAAGAAGCTGGAGTTGTTGGGCATCGCAGGGTTGCCCATGTACATCCCTTGACCAGGGTTGCCCGAGTAACGAGCGATCTCACGGAAGTCAGGGTCACGACGCAGGTGCATCATGAACGTAGGATCGCAGATGCAACGATACAGACCATCGGAATAGGTCGGCACGTTGCGCTTACGCAGGTCCTTAACAACGTTCAGCAAGTCAGTACGAACTTGGAACTGTTGAATATCAGCGGTGTACTCAGCACCGGTGTAAGAAATAGAGCCGTTGGTGGCTTTGGCTTTGTTACCAGCGAAGTAGTAACCGCCTTGGCTGGTAGAGGCTTGACCGTTCGCTTCAGCTTTGGACAGTTCGTCAATGAAGACGCGGTCGCGCCAACGACGGTAGTCATCCAGCAGGGTGAGGCTACCGATTGACTGGTGGAACATGTTCAGGTTACCGGTGTCCAGCAGCAGACGCTGGGCGGTAATCAGGGTTTCACGAGCAATCTTGAAGGTCGAAGGCTGGGTCGGATCGCCGGGGTCCGCAGGACCGGTGTATTCCTTAAGCACCACAAGGACTTTCTCCTTGGTGATGTTACGGCTGTTGGCGGTACCGATGGTCTGGTCGGCAATACGCTCGCGGCTATCCTTAGTGCCAGGGGTTCCCCAGAACTTGTAGCGGTCGAGCTGCACGGTTTGACCGGGCTGACGGGTGAAGTCGTGGACAACCACGGGCTCCACAGCCATCTCGGCAATGTAAGCAGGGTGGGGACGGTAGAGTTCCGCGCCCAGGATTTTTGGAAAGTCGTTATCAATAAACACCTTGTTTTATCCTCCAGTGTCGCAGGAAATGTTTTTTAAGCGGGTGAAAGATTCAGACATTATTATGTCTTATCTAACACAAATTTTAGCAGTCGTAATTTTAGCGAGTAACAACGTTAATTGCTGCCCGAGCATTGGCGTCGTAATTTGCATTACTGGAGCCATAAGCTTCTGGATCAATAACTTGATTATGTTGAAAACCAGGGATATTAACAGCATTGGCAATGTTGGAAATGCCGCCAGCAACAAGACTTCCCACTGGTGCGCCCATAGTTAAGGCAAGTGCAGTTGGACCGCCCACTAATACACGCGCTATTGGTTGTTCATTAATGGCAGGACGGACGGCGCTTGAAAGACCAGCTGCTCCTAATCCAGCTCCTAATGCTTCCAGGGCTATACGCCCTGGTCCCTTATTTTCTCCGCTTATGCCAAGCGCATTACCGGCAAGAGATGCACCAGCGGTAATAGCACCAATTGTTGCAGGGTGTCTAAGAAGAGCACCATACTTACCGGCAAGAGGCGTGGCCATCTGTATCACTCCATTACAAACAGTTTGTTTGCAACAGTTCCAGGCTGAGCGTGGTTCAGAATGCGCCAGGCGTTCTGGGGATCACGCGCCATTGCTTCACTAAATCCACCCCAGAAGTTTTCTGGTTGTTGGACGCCAGCAGCACTAGGGGGTGCGGGCAGTTCAGCAATTCCGCCACCAACGGGTTGGGTGCGGTAACCGCGAGAGCCGAGTTCAGCTTCGCTTTCGTACACGGGATAGGGACCTTCGGGACCAAAGAACTTCAGCGTGTAATCGCTAAGCACATCGGGGTTGGTCAGAATCTCGTTATAAGCCAGATTCTCTTGGTGCTCATTAACTGCAAAGTTGGCATAACCAGTCAACGTTGCGTTAGCTTCAGTGCCCCAAGCCACTGCACTGTCAAGCATCCCTTCAAGTTGAAGGGCGTAGTTATTTAGAATTGCCGGAGCTTCTACCCCGAACGCGTCGAACACCTGACGGCTTTCGTTGCTGAGGCTGTAGTAATCCGCGATTGCCTGGTCCACTTCCGCTGCTTCCGCCGCCGGTAAGGGCATCGAAGATGTTTGGGAAGAGTTGAGATATGAGGCCTGGCTGGGATATGAGGTCGGCATCCCCGATTGTGGCGTAACTTGGGCGCTGGGCGTCCCAAAGTTGGCCGGGGCGTACTGAGGTGTCGTCGTCGACGGTTGAGCCTGGAAGGGGGATTGGACTGGTGAGCTCAGCAGGCCCACTACCTTGTTGAACGCCGATTCCCAAGGGTTGCTCACCGGCGCTTCCGCTGGTGCCGCCACCGAATAGTTCGGTTGGGATTGGGGGGCGTACTGAGTAGGGGCGGATTGGTAGCTGGTAGTCGCTTGAGGTACCGCTTGGGGGTAGCTGGTACCCACCTGATACGCCACCGGTGCTGCCTGTTGGTAGCTGGGGGCTTGGGCTGCCACTGGAGCTGGTGCCGCCATCACGTAGCTGCTTGGTGCTACTGACGGTGCTTGGCTCGTCTGTGGGGTCGATTGGACGGTAGCGTCCTGCATAACTCATCTCCTTTTGTAATGCTTCTAAGGTTCGATACAGATAGGGGGTAAGGTCCAGCCTTGGATCCGCAGCCATCGGTAAATCCGGTGACTCCGGGTGGGGGGTCTGCATCATTCCACCCACTAGGCGAGCAAATTGCGAGAACG